AAATATCTTGCATCTGCATATAATCCAGTATCTTTATTTACTCCTTTCCATGCTACTTCTAATCTTGGAGTAAAAATTGTATGTGATTCTCTTCCAAAGAATTTTATTGATCCTACAATTTCGTTGTTTCTTTCATTAGCCTCTGTATGTTTAACAATAAAGCCGTTATTTGTAAGTGTTGCATCAGTCCAATTTTTAATAATATCTGATACATCCATTCTAATATCCGGAGTTTCGTTTTCAAATGATTGAGAAGCTTCATATGTTGAACCAGTTATCCATGTACCTCCTCCTGGTTCTGCACCTGCATATTCATCTCCTGCTTGAGATTGATGTAGATTGGTAAATGCATTTGAACTATCCCATGCATTTTCTTGATCTTGTGTTCTATATTTCCAAGATGCTCCATTCTTAGTTATTGGCACATCTGAATAATTACCATTACCATTTGCCCATGATTCAGAAACTGGATAAGCTTTTAATTCATATGAATGTAATAAATCAGATGCATCTGCAGCTCTTATATTTAAATAAATAGAAGATGAATCTTCATGAGTAGGATCTATTTCAGGAATTCTTCCAGCTGCTATTTCAGTTTGTAATGTTGTTAGCTGAGAACCAAAATCTATTAAAATTCTAGAATTATATTGATTGGTTTGAACAATTCCATTAAGTTTAGATCCGGAAGCTATTTTTGTTAGTTCTAGTATTTGATCAATACCAGTATTTTGACTTGGGTATTTCTCATATAATGTTGTATCTCGTTCCGCGTAAAATATTCTATACATAATTTATCCCTTAAGGTTTGATAGCTCGCATTTTTATATCTGCATTTGGATATTTAATTTCAAATATCATTGGATCTAATGATGGATATATAATTCCATTTTTTGTTGCTGCCGGAATATCATAAATGGTATTTGCATATGAACCACCTATTTTATTTTTAAATTCTATCCTAGGTACACTTTGTACTCCTTCAACTGTATTTAATTCTCCTATTACGGCTGATGTATCAATTGGTCCATTAATTTGTATTCTATCAACATGCATGATCTTTTTTAATCGATCAATACACCTTAATATTACTTCATTACTATTATAAGAAGGTCTTGGTATTATTTCGCCTTCAACTTGAATATTAACAATATATGCTGTTTTTACATTAATTGCATCTGTCAACATACGATATTGAGATAAATATGATCTAACATTTTCACGTAAAGCCTCATTAGGAGAAACTAAATGACTAGCCGCGTTTTGAGCTAATAGATATAAATTTAATCCTAATGGATTTGTAATTGTATCTCTAGGATAATCTTTATCTGCTGTATCAAGTTGTATATCTCCTACAATATATGCCTTTGCAATTGCACCAAATTTTCCAGGCATTGCATATATTCTAGATATATAATCTTCACGAGTAATACATCTACTTTGAGCACCAAATGTTGAGATTGCATTTTGACGAATTTCATCTAAGTCTTGTTTAGAACCTCCTCCTATTGCAGGAAATGAATTTGTTATGGCTACTGAATTTTTTGAATCAGTTAAATTAACTTGTCCAAAGTCATTTGCATATTCAACATTATCAACGGTAGTTATTGAATTGACACCAACATTTTCTGATATTGAACCTCCTACTGTATACTTAACAGTTAATACTGTATTCATTGGAGCTAATCCATAAGTACTTGTATATAAAAAGTTGGTTGGATCAATATTATCTGTTGTTGTTCGTTTTAAATATTCTAGGCCTGATCCAACATTTTTTGGATTAGGAACAATTTCTTCATCAGCATCAGATGATATACCAGAACCAAATTGTAATTCTACTCTATTATCATCTCTTAATCTAACAACAAATCTACGAGCGGTACGTTTTAATTTTAATATATATGGTACTGTTGATCTATATTGTGATAGATCTGGATCATTGAATGGTATATTTGCAATATCTTGCATTATAGTATCTTGTGCCAAATAATCTACTTCTGTCCATTCATTACCTTCTGCATCAGTAACACTTATAATATCAATAACATTATCTTCTTTCAATGCTATTTTATCATATGGCTTAGGATTATCAAATCCATAGTTAGCTTCTTTCATATCTCCAGAAACTACAGTTATTTGTTTTTTAAGTAAGTATCTAGCTATATCACCTGATCCGTTTATTTCATAAACTGTTATTTCTGGATTTTGAGTAAAATCTACAGGACCTGTTGTATGAAATTGTTTTCCTTCTTCACTTGATACTTCCATGTTTTGTGCTAAAGTAAGTGCATAATCCATATCTGGTTCTGCATCCGCACCTGAACCTTTTGCTGGTACTAATTGAAACACATCTAATTTACATGTAGCTGGAGTATTTCTTCTAGGCTTATATCCAAATAATTGAGACAATCCTAATATGTTATGACCTTCCTGTGCTCTAGATAATAATGATTCTCTAAATGATGCATCAGTATAATATGATAATACATCACCTACATATGCTGACATTTCCATAAACATCATACCAGGAGAAGATTCGTTAAAATCTTGATACGTCTTTGGAAAATAATTTTTTGCAAAATTTATTAGATTTTGTCTGAATTGCGCAAAATCTTTATTTAAATATTTTACATCCTTTTTTACTAAATTTGCCATAGTCTATCCCTTTTAATATCCTCCGCCGCCGCCGCCACCGCCGCCGCCAACAGATGCACCACCACCAGTAAATGTGGTTGTTCCTGTTCCTGCTGTTATTAATTCATCATCAGAGGCTAAGTCAAATGCAGATCCCTGTCCTGCGATTCCAATTTGCGAAAGTTCAAGACCCGTATCTGGTTCAGCATCTGTTACAAATAATTCATTTTCGCTTAGGAATATATTTATTACCATTTCTGAGCCTATAGTTGTTACTTTAAAATGAAGCCTAATAGATAAAGAATGCATATCTACGCTATTAGCTATTTCTACTGTAGTTATTTCTATATAAGGTAACCAAAATGCTACATCTTCTTGTATTGTATCTTCTAAACGAGATCTTAAATCTTGCGTATTATTATCAAATAAAACTGTTCTAATATTTGTACCAAAATTTGGTTGCATATATCTTTCACCTTTAAAGGTCATTAATAGATTTTTTAAATTTGATAACGCTTGTTCTTCAGTAGAAAATGTTTGTCCAAATACTCCTAAACCACCAGCCGATCCTGATGCATAATTATTACTATCCCCAAATGCAGCTGATCGAAAATAATCTGAATGCGCTCTTGATGACTTGTTGAATGGTAATGGCACGCCTATGGCTATATCAGGCGTATCATTTATAGGTTGATATTGGTATACAGGTCTTTTCTTAATGGCCATTATTTACCTTTCTTTTTATCTATTGCTTTCATTAATCCACTGTAATCTTTTGTCATTATATTAACTGTTTTAGCAACTTTTTCATTTTGCATATTAACAGGCTCTCCATTAATACCAGTAGTTGCTAAAGCTTGAGTTTGTCTAACTGTTCCAAATGATTCAGCCATATCAGATTTAAAACTTCCTACACTAGGATATTCATCTTGCAAGACCAAAGGTCCTTCTTTCATACTACCAAAATCTGCAGAATCAGCTGTTTCATTTAATATATCATTTAACATACTATTTTTGCTAAATGGTTTTTTTGATTTAACATTAGTTAATTCAGATAAACTTGTTCTGTTTTTAATAACTTGTTTAATAGGTCGTTTTACAGTCTGTTCTGTTAATACTTCTTTAACAGCTGACCGTACTTCTTCTCGTATAATTCTTCGTAATACTTTAACGAGTGATTTAGAACTCATATAGTTTCTCCCTTTTTAATAAATATCTATTTGATGCAATAATTGGTTAAATAACTTTACCTAGTCCTGCACCCTTTCCAGTACCTACACCAACATCCATACCTGAATCTATATCAGCTGTTGTTGTACCTACTTCTGTTACTACATCCCCTGATCTTACAAAGGCATCTATTGCCTGAGCAATTGCGGCTGATACTTCTTCAATACCTTGTGCCTGGTCTTTTACTGAATCTCCACCTTTTGTTCCTTGAGCAGTTAATGCTTGTTTTATTGCAGCTTTTAGTGCTGCTGTTTGTAATGGCATAATTTATCTCCTTTATTGTTTCATTTCTTCTAATAATTTTTGAATTTCTTGTAATTTTGGCAATACATCTGATGCACCCGTTGGTCCTGCAGGAGTTGCATACCTAGAATCACCAGCTGCTAAATCTACACATATTTGCAACCACGGTTCTATTATTTTTGTAAAATATCTATTTGCATCTATTTGCCAATCTGGAATACAAAATTTGATATCTTTTGCAGATACTAAAATTATTGAATGTTTCTTAGCATTAAATATTATTCTTTCAGATCCTATAATAACTTGAGATTCTTTATAGTCTTTTAATTTTTCTGGTTCTGGGTCTACTCCTATACCTTCTTGAGCTAATGTAAATCTTTCTATTTTTTGTTTAGTAGTTAAATAAATAAAACTTTTATCATCATCTGGTTCTTCAATCTTATAATATGGGTCATATGTACCTCCTCCTGAATATCCTTCTGTTAATCCTTTAACTTCTGTTGTTAAAAAAATACATGGATCACCCATTTTTTCACCTTTCCAAAATGGCTTTTCTTTATAATCATCTAATTTTACATGAGTAGCTCCAAATCTAAATATAGAACCCCATCTTGATGCACGTATTATATCTCCTTGGAATGGTTGTATAGGTAATATTGCCTTTTCTTCAAATGATACTTGCTTTGGCTCTGCTCCTGGTGATACCTTTGATATACCATCAGAACTATAACTTCGTTCTGATACTCTTGCATCTTGAATGAAAGGCATTATTGTATTATTTACTATTCCGTGTGCATTAACTAGACATGCATAATAAAATCGTTGTTGTTTAGTTTTTTCAGCTAGACCATCAATTGCAGAATAAACTAAAACTTGCTCACCATATAATGGGACATTTATCTGAGTAGGATCTGCAGGAATAGCCCAAGCTTCTGATGCTCCTCCTGCAAATTTACCACGTAGCCGTATACGTATTGACATAGGAGGTAGATCTACTGGTGGATCTGATTCCGGATCTTGGAATTTTTTATATGTATAATGTTCAAGTGTTTCAACTACTTGACAAATCTGTAGGTCCAGATGTGTTACCATTTTCTGTTATCTCTGCTTTACTTGTTTCTTTAATATTTTCAATTTCTTGTTCGGCCTCTTCTAATAAACGTTTTCTTTCATCTTCTGATAAACCAAATTCATTTCCATCATCATCCTTTGAATTAGCTGTAACTAACCGCTGTACAACAGCTGCTAGCTTAACTAATGCATCATCATTTTTAACTGATACTTCTAGGTAGTCTTTTATCATAGGGACTATAACAGATGCATCGCCTATGTTTTTAATCATAGGTTCTAAGTTTTTAATCAATGTATCTATTTGTCGTGATTTCTTTTTTGAGTTGTGATATACATCTCTCATCAGATCAGAAAAATTTGTACCTTTAAATAATTCGAATTCTTGACTCATAATTTATCCTTTTATATAAATATGAGTATCTTGGGTTTATGGTATCATATGACCGGATTTTGAATATGTTCCAAACATTTTTGCATAATCACGTTTCATTACATTTAAGACTTTAGTAATGTTTTGAGTTTTAAGACCAGTTCGTTCTCTTATAAGAATATAAAGAGCTTTTTTATTGAAGTTTTCTATATTTTCACGCATTCTAAACAATTCTAATATAGTATCTGCTACTATAATATCTCGTTTATTTGTAAATATAGCATTCATATTTTTATCATACCAATCAGTCCATAGATCAGTAAATTCTTTTAATGATTCTTGATGGTCTGATAATGCAACTTCTGCAGAAATATTTCTTCGTTCATCTAATATATCAGTACCAGTACGAGCTTTCATTTTTGCATAATTAGCATTATTTTGTATTATCAAATAATTTTTTGCTATAATAGAAAAATATGAAAACGCCTTTCCTTTACCTTCTTGGAATTTACCAATCTTTTGTACTAGAAATGCAACTACTTCTGCTTTAACATCTTCATATGGTACATCAAAATAACTAAATTTAAATGTATGATAAATATTTTCAACTAATTTGTTGAATGGATAATTTATATGATCACGAAATACTCGATTTCTTTTACTCCAACTTGGTTCAGTATTATATGCAATTATTGCTTGATCTGTCATATATGTAAAATATTGTTTCTTGCTGGGTTTACGTCCTCTTCTTACACGAGGACCATTTTCTTCAAGATATTCCATTTCGGCTTTATGCCATTCGTAAAATTTATCTACTGCGCTCATTAAAATCCCTTATTTAAATCATCATATATATTTCGAAGTTCTTTGAATGCAAATCCTGTTTCATCATCTGCTTCAAATGAACCTAACCTATCAACTTGTTTTAATCTTGAATTAGATTCTCCAATTTGAGTTTTCAATTTTTGAAAAAATGTATAATACTCTGTATTAGAACTTTCTAATTCAGAAATATAATCAGTTTGAGCTTCTTGTTTTCTCAATTGATTAATATTAACAAATACTGAAACTATAAGTAATATTGATAAAATTATAATTGTTGTTATCATTTGTCATCTCCAAATAAATCATCAAACAATTTAGTTGCATTAACTTTTGTTTGAGAATTAGTTATTATTTTTGTTTTTCTTTGTACAGGTGATGTTGTAATTGGTTTATTATTATTCCACCTTTCAAATTCTATCCTAGCTGCCATACAATCTGCTTGATGCATAACAAAACCTAAATTTGTTTTTAACTTTGAATCTGCAGTCCTTGACATGAAATAAGGTTTATTATGCTCATCATATAATCCATCTGTCAATTTAATTCCTAACATTTCGTTCCAAGTGATGCTAATACCATAATGCTGCAACAACCAAATAGATAGGTCATTTACAAGGGTAAATTGGTTGTTAGGATTAACCTTATACATCCTTCCCATATTTTTTCTATGCCATTCAGAATCATTAGGAATATATGTCTCATTACCTTCTCCAGGAAATCCCATTTTACCAATATCATGATTTAATGCTGTAAAGATTAATTCTTCTTTAGTATAACCAGACATGTCAGCTCCCATTCGAGTCCATAAGTCATATACCGCATGAGCACAATCAATTACTCTTAAAACATGATCTACATATCCACCATCAAATGCATTATGATAATGATCAATACTAGATGCTGGTTGAGTTGACATTCTATCTTCTAAATCTGTATACATAGATAATAGTTTAGTTTGTCTTTCACCTGTAAATTCAGTTTTAATTACTTCTAATAAACGTTCCCAATTTTCTACTATTTGTTCTGCTGTTAATTTCATATCTTAATTATTTGATACCATTGATATTTCTGCCTCTCTTACTAAAATATAACTTTTGCCGTCTAAAGTTATTTGATTATCTCCTTTTAATAATCGAGAATGGCATAAAACAACATCTCCAACTCTACATGTCATTTTTATTCTATCACCTGTTTGTGTAAATATACCAGGACCTACTGCCACCACATCTGCATATTCATAATTAGCAGTTCCGGATGTTAGTATAATCCCACTTTTTGTTGTTTCTTGTCCTTCTTGTTTCTTAAGAAGTATTTGGTCTCCCATAGGTTTCATTTTCATAACTTATACTCTTTTTATATTATTTGATCTATAACTCCAATTTCTAATAATTCTTCTGATGTTAAAAACATATCATTTCTCATTTTATCTTTCCACCATCCAGCATCTTTTTTTGTTTTTTCAGCTAACATACCATAAATAACTTTTTCTAAACTTTTTACATTATCTAGATATGCTGTTATATCACTCATCTTACCTCCTAGAAAGCTTGATGATTGATGAAACATTACTGTTGATCGTTTACTCATCATTCTTGTTCCAGTACCACATACTAAAATTATGGCCGCGGCCGAAAATGCTCTACCTCTACAAATTGTATTAACTTTAACATCTAATGATTCTAAATAATCTATTATGCCAAACATTTCATAAATGTCTCCGCCTGGTGAATTTATCATTAAATTGATTGGAGCTGATTTATCTCGTCTATGTTGTAATAAACTTCTCATACGTATAATAAAATCTGTTAACGTATGATCTCCAATTTCATCGCTTAAAAATATAACTGAATCTTCATAATCCAATTGTGTTCCTATTTGATTATGTAATGATTCGTAATCGCCAATTGGCTTTTTTATTTGATCTTCAATAACCTTTTCTACTTGCTGTGCCTGTACAGGCTTTTCTTCATATATACTCATATAACTTAATATAATAACTTTTATTCGTAAATCCTAATCTATTTAACCTTTTTTAATTGACGCTGTAACTTTCTTAATTGTGTATTACCCGCATTTATATCCTTCTTCCATTTAGCCTTCTTTAATTGACCTCTAACCATGGCCATTTGTTGTAATATAGCCTGTTCCAATTTACGTTTTTCAATTTTAGATAATTTCTTTTTATCTTTTTTAGTTTCTATTTTTGTTGGTTTTATAGTTCCTTTCAACTTAACTTGTTCTTTACCTTTATGAAATACATTACCATCTTTATCAACAAACTCTTTCATGAATTGCCAACCTCTTGGACGACCTTTTGAAACATATCCTTTTCTTATTTCAGGTGGTGGAACTGTTTTACAAACACATCTCCAACATAAAACTGCAGTTGAATCTGCATTAACAGCTGTATAATGGAAACATCTTGGACCGTTAGCCAATTTAGGCCAAGCCCAATAACTTGTATCTTCAATACTATTTCGACAAATCATTTCATGTTTGCCTTTATTTCTTCTTGTATGAAATTTATGTGTAACTTTTTTCTTTTTTGCCATAACTTTTATTTTTTAATTATTAAAACCAATAACCACCTCCTCGGCTATTATTTTTTTTCTTTTCGTCATATATATCTTTATCTGAATCATCTAATCTTTCACCTTCATCATCTAAATCATTTTCTAATTTTATTTGTTTTTCTTGTTCAGGTGTAACTATAATATCATCTTCTTCATCTAATGAGTCATCATATTCATCAATTCCTTCTTCTAAATTCTCTTTAACTTCTTCTTCAGATATTAATGGTTCTTCTATTACAATCTCTTTATCTGCCCAATCACCTAATGGCTCTCTCATATCAGGAACCTCTTTTGGAATACTCAAATCTTCTTTAGGTTTTATTTGAGCAAATGCAAAATTTGCTGCTACTACCATTGCAATAGCTAATGGATCAAATACAAATATAATTAATAATAAGAACCAATTAACTACTTGTCCCATATCCTTACCAGTTGTTTCTGATAAGTATTTTAATGGACCTAATTCTCTTTGCTCTTCATTACCTATTTCCAATTCTAATAATTGAGTATCAAGTGATAGGATAGAATCTTGTACCGCTTCTAACTTTAGATTTATATTATCTCTATCTGTAATTGTCAATGACAATTCTGATTGTAATGCCTTTCTAGCAGATGTTGAAGATGTTGTTATTACTTGTCCTGCGTCTTCTGAATAATAAGATACTTGAGTTGGATTAGATAATGATGTTCTTAAGTCAGAAATTGTTTTATTCAATTGAGTTTTTTCTAATGTTAAATCAGTTTTGTTTTCTTCAAACCTAATTTGTTTAGTTTCTAGTACTGCAAGTGATTTATCTAAAAATTCTGATTTGGTTGCTGTTTCTTGATAGGCCCCAGATAAAAATCCATATATACCACCTGATGTAATTAGTATTAATACAAATACCGCAATTGAAAGGTATGCCCTTAACCATTTATTAATCGTATCCCAATATTGATATAGTAATGATGCGCAGACAAGTTTAGCAAACTCTAATGAGCCTGCCATTATTATAACTTGTGTACTAGCACCAGCAAATAGTTTACTCAATCCAAATACTGAATAAAATGCTGCGGAGCCTGAAACAGCCAACGCAGCTAGTCCTATTAAAAATGGAAATAATCTTGCCTTCATTAACTAGCCGTTACGCGATCTGTAATAACCTGTAATTTTTGTCTTATGATACGGAATCTATTCCTGGCTTCATTAGGATCAATTGATTGTCCTTTTGATACAGCTCCATCGATAATCATTACCATGTTATCAATTTCATCTAACCATTTTAATACATTTTCTCTATCTTTCATAGTAAAACCCTTTTATTATTATATTGATAAATATTGCGATACTCTAAAAGTGCTAATTCTTTTGCCTTAGCTTCTATTACAATATCTAAATCAAGACCATATGTATTAATCTCATTTCGAATATAATCTGAATGAGCTTGTTTTCTAATTTTAGGATCTTGATATTCTTTTGCTCTACTTTCTGAATAATGACAACATTGTCTAACATTATCTGGCCAAGTAGATCGAGCCAATTCTAATGCTTGTTTTTCTGATAATTCATCTGGATGAAATGTATGATGGTGGTAATCAAATGTAATTGGAATACCTATCTCTTTATAAAAGTAATCATATAACATTCGAGTTGACCACATACTTGGCTTATCATCATTTTCTAATACCAATCTAGACTTAAGTCTATCTGATAATCTATGCCAAGTTTTAATCCATCGTTTAGCAGTCGCGGCATGATCTCCATATGCACCTCCGACATGAATATTAATTTTATTTTCAAATGAAGGCTCATACCCCATGATATCAAACATCTCAGAATGTCGCTCTAATCCAATAATAGATTTTTCTACTACTGGTTGAGTAGGAGATCCTAATACATGATATGGGCCTGGATGAGTTGTCAATCTTATACCATGTTTACGAGCGTAATTACCAGCTGCTAATAAATGTTTTGATATTTCTTTTATTTGAGGTAATTGATTAAGTTCATAATGATCATGCCATGGAAATAATTCAGAACCTACACGAAATAATTTAATTTTATGTTCATTATTCCATTTCAGGTAATGTAATAAATCAGTAGCATTTAATAATGCTCTTTCTCCTATCAATTGATAATTATCAGGATACCAAGTTGCTTTTCTTGCTGTTCTAGATGTAGTTACTCTACCTCCTAATTTATTTGGCCGGCCAGTCAATGTCATATTGACACATGCATAGCCTAATCTTACATTTTCATTCATATTATTAATATATAAAAATTTTTTCATAAATCCTAGTAATTAGGATAAATACATAATTCATTATCACAAGACGAGCTATTTCTAAAATATGCTTCTGTAACACATACGCCGTTCACATATGGTTCAAAATTTACAGCATCCCAATCACAACAGAATTTTTCAACCATACTTACATCTGGTTTAGATCTTTCTGGGATATCTATAATCTCTTGTTTTTCACATCCTGTTAACACTGTTAACAATGTCAATACTATAACCCAAAAGGCTATGACAATAATACCTGCTATTTTTCTTTTTAACATATAACTAATTTTAAATTAAACATTTCTTCCATTTTCATAAACATGTTTTACGGTTGGAAATCGTAAACTAATACCACCTTCTTTGTTTTTAGTTTCTTCAAAATATTGAACCGTAATCATTTTACCAATTAATGCATTAGGATCTTTTTGGTATCTTATTCTTTGTTCTTGATTCCAACCTGAACCTACTGCTACTCTATAACCTTTATGCTCTATCCATGCTTGAGCTAACATTGGCATTACAACTTCTTTTCCTTCTCTGATTACTCTATGTTCATCAAAGTCTACATCTAATACTTTATATTCTGCATCAAAGAACTTTTTACATTTTAATAAGTTTTTAGATCTTTTGCCTTCATAACCAGCATTCTTTCTTAACATAACTCCTTCATGACCATTAACATCAGCATCAGTAATCATATCTGATAATTCTTGTTCATTGCTAATAAATGACTGATCTAATATTTCTATTGTTTCAAAATAATCACGATCTGGAATTTCATCTAACAAATCTCCTAATCTAGAGTAAAGATCTTTCTCTCCTTTTTTAGAATCAAATTCTTCGAGAGTTAAATAATCAAATACAATATATTTAGGATTTTCAATCATATGATCTTTTCTTTTGATTTGTTTCATAATACCTTGAAAGTCTTCATTACCATTTTCATCCATTAAACAAATCTCTCCATCAAGAACAAAATCACCATTCATTTGATCGACATCATCTAATACCTTTCCTAAGGTTGTAAACTCATTACCTTGTCTTGAATAAGCATTTACCTTGTCTCCTTCTTTTCTAATGATACATCTTACACCATCTAATTTTCTAGATGCCAACCATTCTTCTGTTTCAAAGTCACAAAATTTAGATTCATATTTGGTTGCTAATGCAACATCAAAAGTTGGAATAAGATTTGGAATAACTTTATTGATAACAGATGCAGAAGCTCTTATCTCCATATTTCTATCTATAATACTAAAAATTAAATCTTTATAATCTAAATATTGAGCAATAAATCCATTTAGCATTGCAATAGCATCATGTCCCGTATATACCCTATCATTAAGGTCGTTTAACAAATGAAATATATCATCATGAATCAAATTCATATCACATAAGTCCGAACGTTTCTTACATGTTTTACTTGTTACATAATATTTCTTATACGGATCAAATGTATAAACTAATGCACTTTTAATGAATGGATTCTTTCCATAGGCATTAATAATAGATTTTTTAACAATTAGAGAACTGTTATCTTTCATTTCATCTACAAATGCTTGGAGTACTTTTAGGTTTTCTTTCATCTTTTATATTATTAATTCTTATAATATAAAGATAAGGAAAAAATCTCGTAATACCAAATCTTTTGGCAGCTTTTTTCCAAATATTTAATATAAAATTAATATTAGATTAATATGATTGATATGAAATTATGTTATTTATTAATATGAAAAGGCAAGTAGATATAACAACTTTTGTTTATATTATAATGATGATATCAATATTTCTTATTGCTCTATAATTTGAGCATCTGGAATAGTTTCACAACAATATAATACACCACCTTTACGTAATAACGTATCACATCTAGTCCATTCTTTCATTAAATTTGTATTGAAATTCTGATTGAGTTCTTCTACTCGAAACTTTCGTTTAACATTATATAATCTATTGTTATAATTAATTAATTCTAATTGATACACTGCGAGTTGGTTTTGTTAAATATTTACTTTATTGTAACTGTTTTTGGTTTATTGTCTTCTGTAAGAGGAGCAAACAAATGTAATAAACCGTTCTCTAATTTAGCATTCAATTTGACTAAATCAAATCTTCTACTAATTCTCCAGCCTAAATTAAATGACCTTTTTGCAATATTTCTATGTACATAAGTCTCATCATTTTTAGACTTGTCTTTACTGTATTCTACTTTTAAGATATCTCCTTCTACTGTTATTTCGATATCTTTTTTTGTTAAACCAACACATGCAATATCAATATTAAGGCCGTCATTAGCCTCATATATATCTACTGGATGATTAATTTTTGTTTGATGTGCCGGACGAAACTCTGTGTCCGAATTGAAAAAATCCTTTATCAGGATGTCGAATGGCGATAAGCCAAATGGTGTTAAATTTCCCATAATAAATCTCCTTAAATAATTTAAATTTTGTTAAACATTAGTTTTAACTATAACCGACCAACCCGCAGTGAAGATCAATTATTTAATATAAATATGTTAATTACTACTTATTGGCGCACCACGTGTAATAATCTTATATGCTTTAAAATATCTGTACATGTCAAATATAGATTTTTTTGTAGATGATGGCCATAATAAAAGTCCATCATTAAACATTTTATTTGCAAATTTTCTAATAGCCTTAAGACTATTTGAATTTAAATAAACTTCAGTTTTTGTCAAAGTTACATTTAATCTTGTATTACCAACTTCAAAATCAGAAGATCGTACTATTTGCTTTGTAGGCATAGGTGATGTCATTTCATCATATTTAGTATCTAATTTTGCAATTTGTTTTAAAACAGAAGCCTCTAGTCCTATCTGAGTTGCATCAAATAAAAATTCAATTTTTTCATGATCATCTAATGCTACAAATAAATCAAAATCATCTTCTAATATTTCAAGTTCTTGTAAATTCATTATCCTAATAATAAGTTTTTGGAATTATGTTTAATTTCTCGTACATGAAATAAGTTATGAAATTGTGCCAATGTCATTTGTTTACGACCTGCAAAATAAGCTTCCGCTTCATGTTTAGTTGCAACTTCGACTACACTAATTTGTGTACTTGATTCATTAGTTCCTTGTGTATACATTCCAAATTTTGCCATACCTGTTCTTTTATATAAATATTATTCTTTAAAGCCTTTCTTGATAGATGCATTAGAAATAAGTTTTGATATCTTATTCCACGTCTCAACTGAATTAAATTGTTCTTCATATAATAAATCAACAACATCAGATGCTAACCCGTTTTCAGCCATAAGGGCATCAGCTCCATCAACCCATTCGGCAATGGCATTAATACCCTTATCTCTGTACATGTCAATTAATGATTCATTCATTAACCATCTTTTATGAAATCCCATATTATCTCATGTAACCTAATTTATATCTTTTATTAACAACTTCTTTAGCAGATTGTAACGTTTTTTGTATTTGATCTAATTCTTGATATGTTACATCAAATGTTTTACCACCTATCATTAATTTGCCTATTACTGGCTTGTTAGGTTGTTTTTCAAATAATTCTTGTGATACATTTTCATTGATTTCAAAATCAATTGATCCATAAAGTTTACCGTAACGTTTTACATATTTTTGGTCGTAAGCCCAAGTTTGATTAATTCTTGCCATTTTATTCTTCGTTTTTATAAATTATTAATGTAAATAAATCTTCTCCTATAGAGTGATCTAATGTAACTATTCTATATTTTTTAATTGCCCATTCTAATAAAGGTGATGGTTTATAATTAATTAACCCATCTGGATTTTGACCTGTTGCCATCATAATAACAACTCCTTTATTAGCATGCTTATACATAGATTCTATAGTAGCATGTAAATATTCTTCATCATTTTTTGTTGTATCTCCATCATATCTTAAATTATTTGAATTAATATTAATTGCCCAATCTTCTTTAAGATCAGATGGTACATTAAGCCAATCCATACATCGTATATCCACTTCATCATTATATGCTTTCTTTCCTGCATTAATTAATTGTTGATTCATATCAATACCTACATAATCAATATCTTGTCCTGGAAATTCTGTTTCATAAAATCTTTCGAAATCTCCACGACCACAACCAAAATCTATTATACTTAACTCTCCATCTTCATCAGGTAATAAATAAGATGTAACAGTTCTGTAAATATTCCATTGCGATTCACGATCTTGATATCCTACTGCTTCTGCAGAATATTCTAAATAGTCTGGATCAGATCCAGCTGGATCATTCATTTGTTCTAATTCATCATCTGTTGCTTCTATTTCCGTAGGCTCAGCTACTTCTACAATGGGGTCTGGATTTGGAGCTTCGATATCACCATTTTCATCAAAGTCGCTTATGACGGCTTCTTGGTTTTCTAGAGCTTCATATTCTTTCTGCAATTCCTCTGTCGGAATGCGCATTTCTCCTATTTTTTCTTTTTTCATAAATATTTTTTTTAGTTTATCTAACACGTTTACCTCTCCGTTTACGTTTATTAATTCTATTCAATTTGCTTTCTAAATTAGAAAGATCCATCCTCATAGGATGTGATCTATTAAAATTTTGAGTTGTTTTGCATGCCAATGCAGCATATTCCCAAGCCTTATTTGAATCATATGTATCTGGCATAAAATATTCCTCTGCAATATAATTATCACCGGCCATTACTTTATATCCAGTATCATCATAATCCAAATAAGCATTTGGGTAGTCTCGTAAAACTCTCTTTTTAATTCTTTCTCGTTTAATCTCTTCTCTCATAATTAAAATGATCTTGGACCTTGAGTTGGAAATACAAAGTCATTTTTCTTTTCCATATGACCCATAGATTTACCTTCGCCATCAAATCGCAATCCTTTTTCTATAATATCATCTGCATAATTATGTCTAGTATGACCTACACCATCTTTTGCAAATAAATTTGTTGATTTAGCTTCTCCTGATTCAACTGCCTTATTAAAAGCTGTTGTCATAGCAGAATCTATAATTGGATAATCTGGACGAGGTTTTCTACGTTTAATGTCTACAGGAACTAATGAATAACCAGATCCTTTTTCAGATCTAATATAATATCCTGGGACGCCATCTTTTGTTTTTGATTTACCGGTGATTACACCTACTTCATAAGCGCCTTTAAATTTAAAGACAACTTTATCATTTGTTTCATATCTCATATCTCTTATAATTTTTTAGTTGAACCAATAACTTTACATATCTGTGATGCGGATACAGACTTAACTTCAAATTCAATTCCTGCATCTTTAAAATCTTCAACTACTAATGATTCTGCATGCGTAACTGAAACTGCATTTACTAAATATGTTTCTGATTGCCATTTGATACCTTTTGGAGTATCTATTGCTATTTTTACTTTTGATGTATAATACATAACTTCTTAATTTTTAATTTATATACTATAAATATAAGGATAATATTTCAACTATCCTAGACTTTTGTTAGAAAAGTTTTAAAAAAGTTTCCAAAAAAATAGGGAGCCATTAAGACCCCCTATCTGTTTTAACTAATTACTTCGTAAAAAATGAACATAATATCACTAATACTACTAAACCAATAAATCCACCATTTACTAATGAATCTAAAAGAGTAGTAATATTTGCTACTACGTCAAATCCTAGAACCGAAGTTCCAGTTAATACAAACCATAAAATTGCTAATGGAATAATTCCCATAAAAACAGTTACTAAACTGCTGGTAAATCCATTTACTAATTTAAATACTGAGTCCATATTGTTTCTCTTTATTTATTTTGTTTACGGCACTATTGCCAATGTTGATTAGAGAGCTCATTCACTAATTTAGAATATAAAACCGAAGCCTATTCCTAGGTTAACAGTTTCACTTCCCGCGTTATAAACGAGTTTTGGGTCAACATAAACATTACTTCTTAATGTAAACTGTTTACCAAGACCTAATTCAATCTCATCAAAATTGAGACCAGTCATTCCAGCATGTACAAACATACCGTTCCAAAAATATCTAGCATAAAAATCTAATGCTAAATCAGCGTCCGCATCTTCTTGTGATACAGATCCGCCTAATACTAATGCATCCGTAAATGCATATCCGATTGTTGGCGTTACCGCCCAATCAGTCCAAGCAACGTTCACGACATCGCTTGTTCCTACATACCAAGTTCCCTTGGTGTTTTGTGCCTGAGATGCAGTCATACCGCATATCAAAGCTAAAATTAAAAATAATTTTTTCATAATAAAATTTCCTTTTTTTATTGAGGCACTATTGCCTTTTTTATTTACAGGAACTCTCTAATAATAGTGTATGCATCAACTACAAACACTAAGTAAATGCACACACCTAAATGCGTACATTATTCTAAATATTAATTAAATATATAAAAACTTTTTCGTAAAACCTAATGAAACCTTATAATTGTTTTGGAATAGGGGTAGATCTTCTACCACCCTTCTTGCGTAACTCGTCTAATTCTTGTGCTATTTCTATTTCTGCTTTAATTTGATTCATAAGGACTCCTTTGTCCTCCAAAACTCCTTCAAGTGACTTATAGCTATCATAAGTAGAATCAGTACCGGCTGAAGCGCTTTTTGCTGTATTAAGTGCTCCTTCTAATCTTGTAACAATTTCCTTTCGTAAGGCTGATCTAGCCATTGTACCGAATCCTACAATATGTACTTCTGGATCGACAGGATCAAACTTGTCTGGGTCTAATAAACCTCCATATTGGTATGAGCGTTCAGCAAGTACGCTTTTCACCTCTTGTATAATTAACCCTTTAAGTTTATTTTTCAGATCTTGTTTTTTCATGTCTTAATTCCAGAATGTTAATTTAGCAATTACTCCTATCATGACTACCCATATGGACCATAATGCAGCACTTGCCTTTTTCCTAAAATCTGTATTACGATTGACTCTAGATATTGCTCCATCATCTGGATCTAATAATACCTTTTTAATCATTGTAATATCAGCTTGCATTTTCAATTGACCATCTTTCAGAAATGCCATATCTTTTTTAACAAGTTTTATCTCGTTATGTAAATCTGAATTAGTCAATCGTGCCATTTATACTGTTCTTTTGCTTTCTGTAACAGATGCTTTTCTGTATGCTGTTACTAATTTTTTAAATTCTCCAACAGCCTTTCTTGCTCTAGTAGCAGCTGCTTTATTACCTTTTTCAGTAAATTTAGAATGGTTTTCATTAAACTCACTCCAATATGTTTCCATCTTTGTAAATAATTCATTTGATGTCATAACGTTCTCCTTTGATATAAATATACTATTGTTAACTAAAATTAGGGAATGTATCTAAAGACTCTTTGATTACTTTGAACTCTTTATTCAAAGCATGTTCTAATTGGCCATCATTAATAACTTCTAACGATTGAAAGACTAAGTCTCCATCCAAATAAACTTCACCAATATGCGTGTCATCGTCAACGAAATATTCTATTTCATCGCCATTAAACACCTCTCCGGTTGATATATTCTCTAACGTAATCATTTATAATAAATATGCTTTATACCAAATAAATAGGTTAAAAGCCGGATATTCTTAAGCTTATCCTCCTATTGCATAACATACCAACATCCATAAATAACATGATACGCACATGGCTGCAAATACACCCAATGTTCCTAATGCTTCTAATGGATTACTCTTTACCTCTTTCCAGGCTTCACTAAATAATAATTTTAATTCTTTCATATTTACAATTTTTAATCTTTTATATCTAATTACTTATATATAAAGATAAGGTAAATATCTCGTAAGTCCTAATTATTTTCCAGCTTTTTTTGATTTATTTTCGTGGTATAGTCGAACGACTTTATCTCTGGCATATCTCCAGCAATCACGGGTATCACGATATTTATGATGATCTTGGTCTCTCATCTTTTTTAATTGAGCATCAAACTTTCTTTTTAATTTAAGTTCGGCAATTTCTTTATGAATATCCCAATATATGTCTTCGTAACTCATAATAACATTGTTTATTTAATATAATAAAAATATTTTGTAATTCCTAATTATACATCACCTTTTTACCAATCAGAAAAGTCTGGTTTATCAAAATCAGCTGATTTGTATCCTATATATTTCATACTTAACTCTTTCAACTCTTTAGCCATTACTCTAATTTGTGCATCTCCCATACCATCTTTTGAAACTTCTATCCATTGTTCTAAGTCACTTATCATATCATCATATGATCGCCATTTTAGATTAATGTTAGATTTCAAATCCATTGTGGAATAATCTACTTTTGATTTTTGTATAGTAGGTGCTTCATCTAATTGATCTTCTTTCAATTCTAATTCTGCATCTTGATATAATCCACCTAATGCCTTATCCATTTGAAGTTCTAGGTCTTTTTTCTTTTTGGTAAGATCTAAAGCAATCTTTCTATACTTATTTAGATTCTTTTCATCACCAGCTTCTTTTGCTGCCTTATACATAGGAAAGTTCTTTTTAAGTGTATCAATAGTTGTTACTAACTCTTTTTGAAGTTTCTGAACTTTAGCTGGAGTTATTTTAGTTTCTTTTAAAACCTTTAAAAATTCTTCTTTAATAATTTCTTTTAATCTTGTCATAGATAAAGTTTCTTGTTTAACTTTTTTAGGTAAACCTTTATGTTTTGTACTTGCCATTTTTGTTACATCCATTTTTTTCATATCATCTGCTACTTTTCCAGCTTCACCTTTTTTAGGTATATCACCTTTTTGCATTGACTTTACTACGCCAAAGAATTTTTGTTGTTGTTTACTTTTTGCTGGCATTAGTATCTACTTATATTACTTGCATTACCTTGTTTAAAAGCTACATGTAATTTTTTAATATCACCTGCTGTTTGTTTAAATGCTTTATCATAATAATCACCGCCATATCCTTGTTCTTTTTCTTTCTCGGCATCATTTGCATATTTAATATATTGAGCA